TTGTGCTGGTGCCAGAGGTGGTGGTCAAAGATGCAGGGCGGTACTTGTAGTGCAACTCGAACGCATAGTCAGACGCAGGCGTTGGTGCTAGCAAAAAAGTATTGTCGTCGAACAGGGCGTAGTACTGCGTAGGACCAGTGGTATTAGCGTTTGGCGTGTATTGCCGAATAAACGTCGTATGTTTGAATAAAGGATAGGTGTACACGCTCTCGATAATCAAAGCCAAACTGTAGGACGCCAAAAAATCTGATGGAGTGGCTAAATAAGGGAACCCTGTCGTAGCGTTACCCGTAACGTTTTTGCGAAAAACGGGTAAAGAAACGTTTTTGAGTATGCGTTCTTCAGCTTCTTGAATGAACGTGTCTAATTCGGCAACAAAAGTTGTTTCGGCGCTTTCGCAGTAGTCTTGTACGGCAGATTTCAAGGTAGCTAAGGTAAAACTCATGTCGTCACCACCGTTACTTCACCAACAATTCCAGAAGCTTTTACAGGCACAAAAGGGTTGATCCCGACAACAGGCACGCCGACCGACACAACCATTGGCTCGACTCGGTCTGGCCGGGGATTCTTTAAAGCTTGTGGGTCGTCTACCCTTGGCAAAGGCAAGAGTTGCGGCTGTTTTGGCTCAAACTCGTCAAACCCAACAAGACTACCGTTCCATTCTTTACGCATGCGATTAAGCTTGTAGCGGAAACCAGAACGATCCGAGATACCGTAAGCATTTTTACCTGATGCAAACCCCATGGCTACGCTCCGTATCTATACGTGGGAGGTGATATCTTGAAGGACGCACGATCTCGGTCCTCCTCCATGGCGCGTATCATCTCTTCTTCATAAATTGCTTTCAGCATGGTCATCATCTGGGGATTTTTTTTCATCGACAGATAATAAGCTAGTCCCGCCGCTAAACACGGGTAAAACCGAAACGGAACATCCACCGTATTCGTAAAGGCGTCTGCGTCTTCAATCCTAGTCAGGCGATTAAACTTTAGGATGTCTGTGCTGTTGTCTGGCACTGGCCAAATTTTTAACACCGGAGTAATTTGTCGATCAAGAAAAAATTGATTGGGTCTGCCCGTCTGAGTTTTTGTCGGTATGTTTAGAAATTCAGACCGACTCAAACGGTCAATGGCAAAATCTGTGCCGTCACGGGTAACGACCGTTGACAGTATGTCAATCGTGGATTGTACGTCAGATAGATCTTGAACAGCAGAAACAGTGGTAGTGGCGGCGCTTGTGCCCCCAGTTATCGTTTCACCGTTAGAAAAAGTACCGACCGGGATCGTTGTGGCCACAGAGGTAGTTGTAGGCTTGCTAGTGATTGACGCCGTGGCGGCGCTTGTGCCCCCAGTTATCGTCTCTCCGACCGTAAAACTAGCGGAAGCACCGACCGACAAAGTGAGAGTGCCCGCCGGGTATTCGCTGACACCCGACGCAACTGTGATAGAGGTTTGATCAATCGTCCACTGATTTAAGCCTCTGTTAGCCCAATCAGCAAACAACAAATTCATGGATCTTTTAGCCGTTTTAAGGTCGTAGCCGGTCCTAAGCTCTAGTCCGCAACGCTCAAACGCTTCTTCAATGTACTCGGCTACATCAATCTCAAAATTTTTGCTGCTACTCGTTGTCATTGTATAAGTTATCGAATACACGGTTCACATCAAGCACGTAGTCTAAATCAGACTTCGAGTAATGTATGTGCGCCGAAGGCTTAAAATCTGGAGCGCCTGTACCCGTTTCAAACCATGCTGGGTGCGTTACTCGTACCCGGTTGTTTGGTAATGCAACGATGTTACCTGTCCACTCCCCCGCATCTAAAAGTTGCAGCACGTGACTTTGTTTGTGCTGTGCTGGGTCATCCGCAATTTCACTTTCAGTATAGTCTACTGTGAAAAGGTATTTCGCTGGATACATTTCTCCAGCAATTTTTGCCATCCAAGGGCATGGCGTTGCACGATCTAAGACATAAACAGCATGGTAGTGAGAAGAACAATCCCAAGGCTGGGCGTCATGTACCGCCATCGGCGCGGGCCATTCTTCCAACGGGATGTCCGCAACAAGAGCGGTGATCGGCATTCTTGCCCACATCGCTCCTCCGTGTACGGTGTCCTCTTCTTCACCATCAGCTTCTATGCCCGTAAAAATCATCTGAAAACTCAGGCATCTGCAAGGCATCGTTGTGACGCCTATGGCCATGGCGTGTAAAAACTCGCCATGGTATCCCTCGTGATTATGTGTAAATTCTTTTCGCACCCAGCACTTAAAGTGCGGAATGTTAGATTGAAGGTATGGCATATTTTATTTGCTTACCTTCCCACCTTGGCGATAGCCCTTAGATTTCATTTTGGACACCTTGCCGCCATTTTTCATGCCCTTAGACTTCATCATGGCACCGCCATTTTTCATGCCCTTAGACTTCATCATGGCACCACCGTTTTTCATGCCCTTAGACTTCATCATGGCACCACCGTTAGCCATACCCTTGCTTTTCATCGCAGGCGCTTTTTTAGTGGCTTTTTTCTTAGCTGTTTTCTTTTTTGGGGCACCGTTGCCCAGATTTACGACAGACATATATACCTCACAGGTACTTAGTTTTCTTTCTGCGGTTCTCTAGTACAGCCCCGCACCCTCTAGCGATTTCTTTGCGAACAGCGCCGCCGCCGCGCATGCCTTTAACAGTGGCTTTTTTAGTGTTAGCCACAACCGTCTTACCGGTTTTTCCAGCCTTTTTCTTTTTACGTGCTGTGGCGGCACGTTCCGCTTTAGTTAGAGAACGAGCTTTAGACTCCGGCAAACAACGATCAGGGTTCTTTTTATCTGGGGAAGTACCGCATTTACCAACAATGTTTCCTTCGCTGTCGATGCGAACCCAGTTCTGATCCCGCCATTTCTTCAGTTCACCCATTACTTTTTCTTCTTACTGCCCTTAGCATAATTAGGGTCTTTGCAATACTTAGACGCTGCCATGTTGGCATAAGCAGAAGGATACGTGTCAAATGTTCTCTTCGCCCATGCTTTACCCGCAGGGCAGATTTTACTGCCCTTACTTTTTTTAGACGCAGCACCGCCTTTTCGGTAGTACGTTAGACCTTTAGGCATGTCTCCACGTGTCATTACCATGCTTTGCAAGACCAATAACGAGCAGAAAACTTATCTTTAGCCGTGTCACAGTTGTGCCTAGCGCGAAAATTAGATCGCCTGCCCGGCTGATCTTTCTTTATCGACATCTTCGGGTCACCAAACCTAACTAGCTTGATTTCGCTTCCTTTCTTAGCAAGGACCGCACTTTTTTTGGCTTTTCCCGGAGTTCGTTTGGGCTTGTTAAAGCCTGCAAACGTTTCACCCCGGTACTTTATTCGACCAGAAGGAAGTCTTTTAGCATCCTTGGTTGTTGCCATACTAAGTTTCCTTACTAAAAGTTTTTCCTCAAGTACAAGATAACTGTGTACGTGTCTGCACTGGTGTGGCCGACGGTCGTAAATTTTACGTCGCCAGTTTTGCCCGACCCAGCATTGTTTGTGAGGCCACCAAACTTAGTGTAGTCATGATCGCCGCTTTGGTTTTCACCAAGCTCAATACAGAACAGGTCCGTTGAGGCATCCCACAAGATCTGGACTTTCATCCCAATGCATTGCCACCAAATACGTTCAATAGTAACACTCGTACACGCATCGCCATCGGCACTAGGCTGCAAAGCCGAAACATCAACCTTCGTGACGGCATTTTCACCAGAGCCGTCCGAAATGTTGGTCAGTTTCAAAACAGCGGTTTTAGGTCCATCCGCTAGCGTTTGTGAAGCTACTGTATCAGCCATAACTGCCTCCTATTACTGGTCAGCAAATGCAGGTGCAGTTGCGCTCGTAACAGTGCCGAAGATTTGATAATTAGTGGTATTCAAACCAACAATGGTTACGTCAAAGCCAGCGGGAACGTTCAACTGAATGCTGCTGTTTGAGTTTCCGTCAGAAAATACTGAACTAACTTCGTTATCACTGTCTAAGAAAGTAACACCACCGATGTAAAAGTTAGTGTTGCCGGGAGTAACGATGATCGCATCCGTTGCGTCCGCCGCACCACCTGCGTAAACAAACCTAAACACCGATCCAGCAATAGGAGCCGGAAGCGTATAGGTGTTGTCTTGCCCACCGTCTGGAACAAGAAGAATTCTTCCGCTGTGAGTTGCGTTCGTAAGGGTAACATTGCCGTCAGCAAGGCTTACTGGGCCATCACCTAAAGTAGCAACCTCTGTAAACGCGCCTGTCGAAGCATTTTTGCTTACGGTTTTGAAGGTACTTTCAGATCGTACCGCACCCGAGAAAGTCGTATTCGCCATGAGTATCTCCTGTCGTGGCTAGTGTCAGGCGCGGGATGCACCTGTCAGGGATGTTTTTAGCATACACAAAAAAGAAAGGGGCAACAATGTGCCCCTTCTTTTTCACAAGTTTTTAAAAACTTATGCGCCGGGAGTTCCGATAACGGATCTCCAATCAGAAACGCCAAACGAGTAACGTTCACGCGCTTTAAAGCGCATGTTACCCGTATCAAAGTCGCCTTCCATCGCAGTTTTGATGGGGGTTCTTTGAAACAGCTTGAAGCCGTTTGGTGCGTCTGTCTTGACGAAGAACGCGTCTGTGTCCGTGAGGAAGTGGTTTACAACCGCTCCTTCGGGCAGCATGCCCATAGACTTCAGTGCGTTGGTGTCATTGTCGGCAGTGCCGGGGCGCAGTGCTGAGTTCAAAACTCGCTCTGCAATAAACTGCAATTCTTTTGGAATGATTAACTTCATTCCGCGAACAGCAATTTTTAAGCCCCGCTCATCGGTAAAGCCCGCAATATCAATCAACATCTGCTCAAGAGACGTTTCATTGAGATCGGAGGCAGTAGCCAGTACGTTCGTCTGATTACCCGAAATAGACGGGTGATCTGCTGCACACAAAGCCGAGCCGTCACCGATAGGACTAGCAGTGCTGAACGCATTGTTCAGTACACTAGCTGCACGGATCTGCTTGGTTTGTGACATAGAACGTGCCAGCGCACGAGTGTAACGTGCTGCCAACTTGTCATAGAGATTGTCTTCGATAGCTTCCTCTGTGATTGAAAAAGCCAGCGCGATTGTCTCGTGCGAATACCGTGCAGTGTATGTTTCCTGCGCAGCATCAAACGAGATAGCGCCACCTTCTGATTTCACAGGGGCAGTACCAAAGCCCGAAAGCATGACTTCTTCTTCAAACGCGCGGTCTGAAGTTTCTTCGTCAAATATTTCGGCGTGTTCCTGATCGTAACGATCATATTCCAGCCCGAACAATGCATTTAGTCCGGGTTCTAGCTCTTTCGCTAATTGAGCGCGAGTAATAGCCATTTAGATTCTCCCGTTAAATGCCAGTTGTGGTGGCAGTGGTTTGTGAATCGAAACGCGCATTCGGAGAGTTGTAGTGTGCATTAATTCGCACAATCAACGGAATACCGGCTGCTGTAAAATCACTGTTGGCGTCGTCATCGACGATACCCATGATCTTCAGCGGCAGTGTAGCCGTAGTTGCGATTGTAGACACACCCAACGCTGAGTTTGAGCGTCCGGTATCCGTGCTGCCGGTCCGTGCTGACGTACCAAGGCTTGCGTTAGCAAAGACTGCGGTCAGAGCGGTTGCTCTAGACGTAATCGTTGCATCGGTCGCTACTTGGAAAGTTTGCATTGGATTATCTGCAACGAGTGCCTTGACAGGAAAATTCGTGTCAACGCTTACGCTGTTAGATCCGGGCCAATAATTATTGAAAACGGGCTTTTTCGATACAGAATCTACATATTCAACACCCATCAACACACCTAGCGCAGCCGTTGTACCACCGTCAGTGGCACCAGCTTGATCGATCACACCAGCAGCCGTAGGTACTACGATGCTGAATTGAAAGATAGCGTTAGTGTTGTTGCTAGCAATCTCATATTGAGTAATGCCGGTTGAATTAGCAGAAGCTCCTACCAATCCGATAGGTCGAAGCCCGTAAGCGGTTTCTTGATTTGCCATGTTTTGCTCCTAAAAGCTTACTTACGAGGACCACCAAAAGTTACACGGGATTGACGTTCTGGTTTGTCAATCACCATAGTTGAGTGTGCATTCTCGCGAAGAACGTCCGTTTCAATGGCTTCAATTTGATCTGCATTCTTTCTTTCAAAATATTCAGTTCGTTCTGCAACCGTTTCCAACGGGATTCTTGCCAGAAGCAACCCGCCAACACCGAACACGCCTTCATATTTCCCTGATTCAATAGTAGGTGCCTCAAAATCCGGGTATTCATCGCGTCGAACAAGCTCATAGCCCTCTCGCATACGAGAAGAAATATTCGTCCTGTCCTCAAAT